AAAGAGCCTACCTTCTAATGACAGGCGTGTTCCCACAAAGGTTCAACTCCTCCAAAACAAAACACATTACGTAGGAAAACTGCTTCAAAACCTCAAAAAGGAGGACTCAGTTCTTGCTATCGGTCCTACCAGAGCAACACCTGATGGAGTTCTTCAGATGCAACCAATGTTGGTTGTCACTCGAGAAAACTTTGATGACCTGTTAGCGTTAAACCTGTTTATAGCTGCAGGAGGTCTAGGACCCAAAGTAGATGAAGTAGAATTGAATGACACTACTGTTACAAATCGCTCTCTTGCTTGGCAAACCGAGGAGAAAGAGACAGCCTGGTTCAAATTGACTGCCTGGGCAGAACTTTCAACACAACTAGCTGAGTTAGCTCCTGGAACTCCTACAATTGCTGTAGGTAAAGTTTCTACGAGTGAAAAGGACGAAAAATACTATTTAAACTATATCATTGATAAAATTCTTTATCTTCCTAAAACATCTAAAGCTGTTCCTAAGAAAGCGGCTGATCCTGAAAAAGGAACAGTTGCTGCTGCCGCTATTGGTTCAATCGATTTTTCCCTTTAATCTCTGAGACAAACAATGGTTTTTATCGCTGGTAAATTTTCAGAAAAAGAAATTCTTTGCAACATCCCTCCACACACTTTGCGGATAGACCTGCAGGCGCGACGATGGAAAGCTGACTTTGATCCAGACAGCGCAATTGTCGACAAAAACGACAATGGCATACCCATCGATTTCATTCTTATTGGCTTCTCTCCTTTCTTTGGAAACTTAGGAATGAGAAACCAAGAGGAGTTCCTTCGGATTGCGTACATAGGTGTAAGTCCTAACCACAGGCTTTTGCCTCCTCGGTGTGTGACAACTTCAATGATCTCTGGTAAATCCTCTCAAAAAAACTTCATAAGCTACTTCCAGACCCTCTATAACAATCGCATTAACTGTGCCTCTGTTATAACTTCGACTAAATTTGTAACTCGAAGTTTCAACGAAAGGGATCCTGTTACAGGTGCTGATGGTGCAAAGATAAACTTTAACGCTCTTGAGTTTATTGATAGACCTGCTGCTTCCGAGGAAGAATTCAGTCTTATAGAGGATATAAACTCCTGGTTAGAGGATAAAGGCTGTGGCTTAGTAGCTTCAACTCTTAAATCTCACATACCCGGTTCCGATTTAGTCGAACTCCCTCTCGGCTCAGATCACGGAGAAATTAAAGCAAAATTTGCTGAGACTCATACATCTACCCCGCAGGGGGCTTTTGGAACCTCCTTTAACCCTAAATCTCTGCCCTCCGCTGCTGTAGAACCAGAGACTGTAGAGGAACAACCCGTTCCTAAACCTAAAAAAACAGTGCAGCTTAGTGAAGACCAAGCTAAAAAACTGGGGATAGACTTCGACTGATCTACGATAAATTAAAGTAAAAGGGACGGGGTAACACCCGTCTTTTTTATTGAGTTTTGTCTTCAGCTGAAGGACTCCCCTCGTTCTCTTCTAATAAGTCAGTAATCGGAGGAAGTTCAACCCCATTTTTTACACACCAACAAACAAGTTTTGTAAATAACTTATTCCTTAATAAGTAACTTTGATGGTAGGAACCAAAAATCTCCACAAGCTGCTCTCTGTCTAATTTTTTTACATCCAGCATCACTCTCTGATGTAAAAACTGTTGCTCAGTGCTTAGCCAAGTAGTACTTAACATAATCTCTAGCTGCTACCTGGTTACTATAATCATTTCTGCTCTCGACAAACGAGGTACAACCAGCTAAGCTCGTCTCGATCCCAACATGATCATGATGGAAACTTTTTACAGCATCCCCGCTGGCATCACACACGCTCTTGTCAAACACACCTATGTAACTGGTTCTGTTTTGGTTCCCTACGATCCTATGGGTGTCTTATCAGAGCAATTAAAAAGTCATAATTTAAATGTGACTACAAATGAAAAAATAGAGAACATTACTGATCCAGTGTGGTGGGTGTCAGAGAAACAAAAAAATTATGACTGGGTCGTGGCCGCAACGATGGGTTTGAGCGAGCTGAGTGAATACATACTTGAATACGGTATGCAGGTAACTTCCGAGGGTATAGCTGTACTTGACAGACTTTCGTTTTTAGAGCCTGTAACTAGGCGCAGAAATTTTTTATTAAAAAACAAACTGTCTAATATGGTTGTTTTAAACCCACGTCCGAAGTTCAGGGCCATCGGTTCTACAAAAGATTCCGTTACAAGCTGCTGGTTTGTCTTCCAGCACCCCGACAAATGGAGAGATAACACACAAATTTCTTTTGCATTAAATTGGGATCGTATTGAACAACCGCAGGGGTTATTACTGTGAAAACTAAAGCAGAAAAGTTTGAAGACTTTCAACGTAACTCTATAGATCAGCTCGTTAAGCTCAACGAAAAACTGGATAAACTTTGCGCTCTTGCGGTATCGGCGCAACTTTTACAGGAATGTATCTCTCCGGAAGGAGAGGTAAGGACTGCTGAAGAGGCCGGAGAGCTTATTAGCGAAAGCTACTGCGCAGGAATGTATCTTGCTGAAGAGCTGAACAGTCGTGCAAAAGAATTCAACTATCAACGTTCAGAGTTCTTTATAGATGACGAAGACCCAAACTCAGAAAACTCTTCGAGTGGTGATGGAAAAGAGGAAGATGACGATGATGAAGAACCACCGGGCAGACCTGTGCTCTCAATGAGATTTTAGTTTTGCGTTGACCCTAGACATAAGGGACAATAAAACTAGCGTTATATAACCAAAGACTTGAAGAGTGTCTGGGGCTTATATCAGGTTGGCTCTGACTGCCCAGCTAAAAAGCGTCAAGAAGCCTTATATTAACCCTAAGCCTTAGTTTATCTGTTACAGTGGATATAATTTGACACAGTCTTGTGTCCCAAACTAGAGTAACCTTAAACGGTTTACGTCACTACAACTGCGCACAGGTTCCCGTCCCTCTTGCTTCTGTCACTAGTATTCTTTCTGCTACACAGACGGAAGAGACTCGAAAGAAGCTTGCTCACTGGAATATCTTAAACCCTGGAAGTGCAGATAAAGCTGCAGAAAGGGGCAATTGGATCCACGGGGCTGTTGAAAACTACATTCGAGGATTGGATGTAAGACCTCCAAAAGACTACGAACCTTACTGGACTGATGTGCCTGAGGCACTCGACGAGCTTCTTTGTGGAGGCAAAGTACTGTGGAGCGAAAAACCTTACAATCAACCTCAGTGGTCGAAATACGTAGGCGAAGATGGTGTGGGTAGAATCCATTTTTATGATGAAAAAACTAAACAAGGTTGGGCAGGCTGCTGCGACATAATTTATAAGGATGTAAACGGTGAGATAATCCTTGGCGATTTTAAAACGTCAAATGGTCCTTACAGCGCTCGTTTTCCTAAAGCCGGCGCTCCGATTGAGGATAATGTTCGAAAAGCTTTAGTCTCAGGAGTATTCAAACTTAAAAAAACTCAGTTACAGCTGGCTGCTTATAAACTTGCTGCCGAAAAATGTTTAGATATAAAAATCAATAAGACTCAAATAATTGTATCCACAGCGGTGCCCAACTTTTCGGTTCAGGTATTTACATTCGGTCCAAAGGAAATTGAGAAGAACGAAGCCCAGTGGTTGCAGATTGTACAGACTTTTTATGACCAATTGAGAGTAGTTTAAGATTCTGTTCCGTAGTCGGACCATGAAAGCCGTGGCACAATAGCAAGACTGAGAGCACCAATGCAGTTTTATCACAGCCGCAACGAAGAGGTCAAAAAACACGTAAACAAAAAAACTGGCAAAATTTCACCTGGCGGAAATTTTAAAGCGTTTAACGAAAACTGGTTGGCCTGTCAAGATGAAATAAACGCAATAGCTTCTTGTGTGGTAGAAGGTAGTGGTCTATGCGCTTGGCATCTACTTGAAGGAAAAAGATCTAAGAACGAAACTGAGTGCATTAAGGCTGGATTAATAATCATTGATATAGACAATCAATTAGATGGCAAAGATGCAGAGGGTAACAAAATACAAAAACAAGAGTTAGATGAAACGCAGTCTTTAGACCTTGAATTAGTAAAAAAATACTGCTCTTTTGCTTATCGTTCGCCTAGCTACACAAGTACCTGGCCTCGTTTCCGTTTAGTCTTTGGTTTAGAGACACCGATTATTGATACAGATTTTTACAAGTGGTTTAATCTTTACTTTTCAGAACAAATTCCTGGTTCTGATGTCT